CGGACTCGGTCAGGTACAGGTGACCCACCCGCGGATAGTCCGGAACACCGACGCTGAGCGCCACCTTCTTGAACGCGCCGATCGTGCGGCCCGCGAGCGTGGTGCTCGCCACCTGCACGCCGTCGAGATACAGCTTCACGGCCAGGTCCGCCCCGGCCTGCCGGACGTACACCGCCGTGTGATGCCAGGTGGAGTCGAGCATGTCGACGCCGGAGTCGAGCGTCGTGATCTCGGTGGCGGCGGCCAGGTCGTAGATCCTTACGCTGAACGTTCCGGTCGCCGACAGCTGCGGGAACCACGCGATGGGGTCGTACGTGTCGAGCCGGATGGGCGTGGACTGCCCCGGGGTGAACGTCAGCTCGGCACGCCACACCGACTGGATCATCCACTGGTTGTGTGCGGCACCGAGCCCGCCCGTCACCGGCGCGCTCAGGCCCAGGATCGTGTCGCCGTCTCCCGTGGTGTCCACTGTGGTCCCGCCGCCGGGTGGTCCTCCGGCGCCAAAAGGAAACTCGGCGGGACCCGACGCGAAAGTCACCTCCATGGCGGGACCGCCCAGGGCGGCGGCGGCGTAGGTCGAGCCGACGTCATCCTCCAGCGGCCAGTACACCAACGCGTCCGACCGGGAGATAGCTCGGCGCAGCGGCGACTTCAGCGGCTTCGCGCCCTGCCCCAGACGGCGCAGGACGCCGGCCGCTTCGACGTCGACCCACACATCGGTGCCGGGCTTGTTCCACGACGACGGCCACGCCACGACCTCACCGTGGAACCGCCAGTGCGCCCGCGCCGAAACCCGCACCGGAGTGTTCCGGCCGATCAGCCCGTAGTACAGGCCGGTCGGGTTGCGGGGGCTGTACCGGCCGTCGCTGTTGTCGACGGCGAACCCGATCCGCGAGCGGGTGCGCTGGGACTCGTCGGCCCGGCCACGTTCGCTGTCGACCTGCGGGTCGTACCGCACGTCGTGGGTGATGTCGACCCACGACCCGCCCACGAAGATTTCGAAGTGGAACTCCTGCGGCACCGACGGGAACGCGAACGGGACAGTCGTCGCGGACAGCGGCCCGGGCGTGTTGGCGTGCGTGCGGCGCCATGCGGTGATCCGCGGCGCGACGCTCGTAGCCATCAACCCTCCCAACAGCAGCAGCGCGACCAGCCGGCGCACCCTCACTCGTCCCAGCAGACCCAGCACCGCATGTCCACCGCGGTCGTCGGGGTGGTCGCCCGGACCCGCAGGAACTTCGAGATGGCGACGATGGGCCGCTCGTCGGGCATCCACTGCCAGCCGTAGGTCAGCGGCGACTCGCCGGACACCGACGACAGCGCGACCGCGTCGAAGACCCGGGTCGCGGTGATGGAGCCCTCGGCCGTGCCGGTGTAGCCGGTCGCCGACGTGCCCAGGGTCAGCAGCGACGCCGGGGCGTTCGGGTCCAGCGGCTGCACTCCCGCCGCAATGTGCGCGGTGACCGTCGCGGCGACGTCGGTCTGCAACAGCTCGATGACGGCGTCAGCGCCGGGCGGGTCGTCGAGGGTGAACCCCCACGCGATCAACTGGATCTGCCGGGTGGCCGGCGTGGCAAGCTGCAACATCGTCTTGATGGCCGTGCCGGTGGTCACCGCGGCCTGCGCCGCGGTGGTGGGCATCGGGCCGTTCCACGTCTTGTACCTGTGCATCACTCAACTCCCAAGCACTAGCTGTACGTTGCCGCCCTGAGTGCGGATCTCCCGGCGCAGGCCCTTCAGCAGCCCGGTCCCCTCGATGATCAGATGAACGGTTGTGGCGCCACCCGAACCACCCGCCGGGGTGACCCGCTCCCCGGCCTGCAACAGCGCCAGAACCTCCGTGCCGGGGCTACCCGGGACCACGCCTCCACTGTGGAACGTCGGCAGCTTCGGCATGCTGAAGCCCTTGCCGCCCAGCCCGGGGATCCAGTCCGGAACGGAGAACGACAGCTTGCCGATGGTGCTGTTCCACAACTTCGCGATGGCGTTGAACGCCATCCGGAACGGCGCGGTGATGATGTCGGCCAGCTTCCCGAACGCCTTACCGAGCATGCCGGGGAGGCCTTTCAGCCAATCCCAGACGGCCAGAGCGGCGGCCTTGATGCCGCCCCACGCCACCCGCCAGATCGTTTGAAACCACGTAGTTTTTGTGGCGATCAGGACAATGATGGCGACCAGCGCGACGACGGCCAGGATGACCAGCCCGACCGGATTCAACGCCATGACCACATTGAATGCGGTCTGCACAGCCGTCCAAATCTTCGTGACCACAACGATGGTGCCGATGACCGCGGCCAGGACACCCAGCCCGATGGCCAACGGTTTGACGGTCGCCTCGTGTTCCTTCATCCACCCGATGGCGGCGAGGCCCCACTGAGAGAACTTCATCGCCACCGGAATCAGTTTCGTGCCCAGTTCGGCGGTGACGTTCGCCAGCTGCGCCTTCATGATGCGCTGCTGGTTGGCCAGCCCGCCGGAGGTCCGTTCGAAGTCGCCCTGCGCCGCGGTGGTCTGTTTGAGGATCGCGGCCTGCGCGGCCAGTACCTTCTGCTGCGGAGTCAGAGCCTCTTTGGTGGTCTTTACAAGACCCATCCGCAGCGCCTCACTGCGCAGGGTCGCGTCGTCCAGCAGTACGCCGTACTGACGGATCGGTTCGGACTCGCCACGCAGCGCCGCACCGATCGCCTCGATCGCCTGCTCCGGGCTGGTGTTGTTGAACGAGGCCAGGTCCGAGGCGAGGACGGTCATGTCCTTGGAGAAGTCGACCAGCTTGTCACCGGCCAGCCCGGCGCCCTTGCCGAATACCGCGAAGGTCGAGGCGGCGTCCAGTGCCGACTGCTTCGACTGCCCCAGCCTGCCGGCGGCCGTGGTCGCGAATTCCTCGATTGCCTTCGCGGAGTCGCCGAAGAGCACCTTGACTTTCGACTGTGTCTCGGCCAGGTCCGACGCCGACTTGATGGCCAGAGCGCCGAACCCGGCCACGGCCACACCGACGGTAGCGAACGCGGCCGTGGCCACAGTCGCCATCGAGCCGAAGCCCTTCTTTGTGGAAGCGCCCACCCGGTCGATGGTCTTCTCAAGGTTCTTCGATTCCCCGGCGAACGTCAGGACGACCTGGTTCTTACCCGCCACGGGTCACCTCCAGCCCAGCCTGCCGGGCGACCCTCAGCAGCGCGGACTCCAGCGCCTCCTGTAGATCTCCTGCGGCCTTCATCCGGAAGTACGACCTGTACAGGTAGCGGCCTTCTTCCAGGAACGCGCGCCGCACGCTCTTACGCGGACCGACCCGGCCGCCGAAGTCCAGCCACGGGTAATACGGGGCGCGCGTGCCGCCAGCAGCGACCCGCACCGCCGTGCGGGTCGAGCGAGGTTTCACCGACGCCTGCGCGCGGCCGGTGCGCCGCGGGATCTGCGGTCGCGCGTCGGTGATGACGAGGCCGGCCACGTCGTTCAGTGCCACCCGCAGCGCCTTCGGCAGGTCGGAGTCGAGCTTGCGCAGGTTGCGGGAGAACTGCGCCAGCCCGTCGATGCGGATCGCCTCGGCCACGCCCCCTTCACCCCTTCGCCTTCAACAGTTCCAGCTCCTCGCGCTGCGCTTTGCGTGCGTAGTAGACGCCCCATCGCACGAACTCGTCAGCCGGCATCTCCGAGCGCAGCCGGGCCACCGTCATCGACAACTTCTGTGCCAGAAAGAATTCGAACTCCAGGCTCGGATCCATCTCGAACGCTTTTGTACGCCTCCTTGTCGGCACCTTGGTACATGCCGGACAGTTCGGCGATCTTCGTTGTGACCGGTTCGATTTCTCCGGCCGGGGAACCTTTCATCCACCGACCCGCCTCCGACTCGGACAGCGTCGGATCCACCATGCCCAGTGACAGCAGCCGCCGCTCCATCGGCTCGGGGCCGTCCGCGGACTGGACGTGTAGCGCCTCGACGCGGTTCAGGCCACGCACCCGCACCGTGCCGATCCCGGGCACCTCGACGTCGGCCTCGGGGAGGCGGGGCTTGAGTAGCAGCTCTTTGTCCATTACCTCACCCCAACGGGTACAGCTTGTAGGTGACCGACGTGGTGAACGAGTGCGTGACCGTCACCAGACCGGTGCTCGGGTCCGCCTGGCGCGGATCGATGAACAGGATTTTGCTGGCGCCGTTGGCCACCGAAGCGGCGTACGACGTGACGGGTGTGCCCGCCGGACTCGAACCGGCGTCGGAGACAGTGATGTTGTCGGTGGAACCGCCACCGTTGATGATCTCCAGAAACGCGCCCCTCGTGCCGAGGATCGCCGCGGAGATGGTGTCCGACGCGGCGACCGCCGCCCCCGACGTGGCGGTACCCGTCCGGGCCGGTGTCGTCGCAGTCAACGCAGCCATGCCAGCCCCTTACTGGTTCGTCGAGGTGACGGCGCCGGACAGGGTCAGATCGACCGACCACGTGACCATGTCGGCGACCGGTGACGACTCGGTGTACTTCTTCACCAGCACCGAGACGGAATCCTGCGGCAGCCCGGACCCGGTTCCTTCCGGCCGGCGGATCAGCGTCACCACGGTGCCCTGCAACGGTTCGATGGTGTCCCGCGGGCCGGCCGCGCCGTTGTCGTAGATGCCGCTGATCGACGCGGCGCCCTTGCCCAGCCCGCCGGTGAACACGTGGTCGTTGGCGCCGTAGCACGTGACGTCGTGCTCGTCAGTCTCGCGTTCGAAGTTGCTCGCGTTGCAGAACGCCGACAGGTCCACGGCGTTCAGGCTGATGAAGGTGTTCTTGCCGTGGATGAACGTCATTGCTAGCTCCCTGCTCCGCTGATGTCCAATGTGAACAGTCCGGCGATGTAGTCGGTGCCTGCGATCGTCACCGTGTCGAACTCGATGCCCGCCACCCGGACGGTGTGGAACGCCGAGTAGGCGCCGGACTCGAGCACTGCCTTGAAGCTCGCGGCCCCGGTGCCGTCGCAGTAGGCGCCCAGCGCGTTGCGGGCGGAGCGGTCGGACACCTTGCCCGCGACCACCACCACCGGCAGGGTCATCCGGTCCATGCCGCGCCCGTACGTCTCGTCGAACGTGACCGTTTCCGGGTACGACACGATCGCGGCCGGCGGGGTCAGCTTCGCGGTGGGGTAGGCGAAGCACCGCAGACCGGCGATCGTGTCGAGCCGGTTGGACACGGCGTCCATCACGTTGGCGAGGTTCATCAGCCCACCACCCGCGGACGGACCAGGCCGCGCAGCGACACCCCGACGTCGGGGTCCACACGCGACAGCAGCCGCAACTCTGAACCCTGGTCGGGCGAACCGGCGATTCCGTACGGCGACTCCCGGCGGGACAGGAACCGTGACGCCTGCAGCAGGGTCGCCTGTTCCACCTGTACCGGAACGGTGGTCCAGCCCCATTTGCCGGTCACCGTGACCGCGTACAGGTTCGTCGAGACCGGCAGCACCGACGCGTCGACGTCGAACACGAGCCGGGTCCACGGCTTGCCCTTGGCGGCGGCGTTGACCGGTTCCTTCGTGAACGCGGTTGTGGTGCCGACGGTGGGCACCTCGACGATCAGCCCGGTGGTGGTCTGCAGGTCCTCGATGTCGACCACCCAGCGGCCCCGGTGGAAGTCCGGCCACGCGGTGAACGACCACGCCTCGGCGGCGGCCAGCAGACCGAACTGGCGGTTGCAGTGCTCGTCGACCGCGCGGGAGGCGGCAGTGATGGCGACCGCGACCTCGGCGTCATCGACGGTGTCGGTGATACGCGCGTACGCCTTCAGTTCTGCGCTGGTGACGTAGTCGGGTGCCCATGCCATCCCTGCCACCTCCCTTCAGCGAGGCCGGAAGATCAGGCGCATGCGCCTGATCTAGAGCGTGCGGGTGTTGCCGTCCCGGTCGGTGACCGTGACGGTGTCGCCGGTCTTCTCCCACCGGTCCCCGGTCGCCGGATCGGTGGCCTTGCCGTGGCGCTCCAGCTCGTCGCGGATGCCCTCCGACATCACGAACGTCCGCGGCCGGGACGGCTCGCGCGCCGGCTCCAGCTCGGCGATGCGGGCCTTCAGCGCGGCGTTCTCCTGCCTCAACGCGGCCAACTCCTCCGCCGCGGTCGGCTTGCGGGCCTCGTCGTCCTTCGCCATCGTCGTTTCCCTTTCAGCGCAACAGGTGAGCGGACACGGTATAGGTGATCGAGTCGGCATCGCCGTGGGTCATCAGGACCCGCACCGACTCGGGCACCACGTCGGCCACGGCCAGGTTCGCCGCGACGGTGATCCCGGGCGCGATCTTCAATACCTTCGTGCTCACGGCCGTCACAGCCGCCGCGGTCAGGATGTTGAAGTACTTGCCGGACAGCACGTCGAACCCGTCGAGCGTGCACACCACGGAAGGGGTCGCCGTGACCGCCGTCGCGTCGATGACCACGACCAGGCCCCGGGCTCGCTGGCAGTTGAGCACCACCGCGGTCGGCGTGGCCGTGCGCGCCGCGGATGCATAGACGGTTACCTCGGCCACGGCTCACGGCACCGGGTCGTAGGTGATCTCGCGGACACCGTTGATGTCGGAGATCACGGTTGCCCGATAGCCCCAGATCCCGATGTAGACATTCGCCACCTCGGTCTGGTCGATGGTCAGACGCTGCGGTGCGGACGCCCACCCGTGCACGGCCTCGGAATCGAACAGGTACGAGGAGGCGACCACAGAGCCGGTCGCGGCCAGCGCCCACGCGGGCAGCGCCACCACGCCGTTGACGTCGAGCGCACCGAACCGGGCCCGCACCGAACCGCTCGCGTTCGTGGGTCCCAGCGCCGGGTACAGCCGGCGGCCGGTGTCGTCGGCAGCCGCGACCAGAGCCTTGTACAGGTCGATCTGCGTGAACATGTTGTCCATCGAGAATCCGCCGCGCACGAACTGCAGCGCCGCGAACGCGGCGGTCAGCTCCTGGTCGAGGGTCTGCCCGGTGGTGCCGCCACCGGCGGTCAGTGAGATGCCGGTCGGGGTTGCCGCGTCGAGCACCGCCACCGCGGCGGCCTCCAGCGCCTCGAACCACCCCTTCTGCATCTGCCGCCAGATGAGGTTGGAGATCTGTGGGTTGCCGCCCTGGTCCCACGTCTCCCGGGAGATCTTCGCCTTACCGGACAACGCCACCGGGGTGACGGTCGCGTTCGTCACGGTGAACGTGCCCGACGACGGCTCGGTTCCCTCGGTGTGTGCACCGACCAGGCTGCCTGCGCTGTTGAACTTCGGGAACGTGAACGGGGTGATGTCCGTCAGCGTCCCCTTGTTGATGGCATCCCAGACCGGGTACCGGAAGTCGCGCTGATCGACGTACATGTCCGGCCGGTTGCGGGTCGGGTTCAGCTCGTTGACGTCGGTGGTGATGACGTCGAACTGCGCCTGTACGAACGACATCGCACGCTCGTGGGCGGCGACGTCGCCGTCCCGCAGTGCGGCGATCAGGTCGGCGGAGAAGTCGTGCGTCCCCCGGTGGATGTTGCCGCGCCGGTCGAGCCGGTACGGGGCCGCCTCGGCGACGAACGTCTGTGTGGTCGCCCGGACCGGGTTGACCGTCTGGCGCGTCTCCGGCGCCGGGGCGATACCGAGCGGCTGCTGGCGGGCCTGCGCGAGCAGCTGCAGGACCTGGTCCATGCTGAACGTCTGCGCCGGAGCCGGCACCACGGCCGGAACGGCGGGAGCCGAGGTCGTCTCGGCCGTGGTCTCGGTCACGGGATCTCCTTCTGCGGTACGGCTCGCGGCCACTCTGGTCACGCGAGCGTTTCCGAACGACGGTTCGGGGGTGAGCGCCACATGGCGCAGGTCTGCGCGGCGGACCAGCACGCCGGTCTTGTCTCGCGGGTCCGGGGTGGTGTCCGTGGCCATGTCGAAGTCGACGCCCACGGACAGGCCGTCGAGGACCTTGTCCTCGGCGAGCTCCAGCGCCCGGTCACCCTCGGGGCCGCGGGCAACCTTGAACCGGGCGTGTACGCCGTCGGAGACGCTGGTCAGCTTCTCCGCGTAGCCAACGGTCTCGCGGACCTCGTGGTGGGTGTTCAGCTTCACCCGGGTCGGGTCGGACCACTGCAAGGCGCCCTTGGAGAACCGGAACCGCAGACCGAACTTTGTGCCGACGTCGCCGTACGGCAGGATCAGACCCTCGATGACGCGAGCGTCGCGGTCCACCGAGAACCCGGTCACCGGCACGTCGGCGAACTGCATAGCCGGCCCGTCGAACGTCATCGTGGCGAGTGCCGACGCGTCGACCGGAACCATCGGTTCCTGCTCCGGCATCGGGTCGACTGCCTCAGGTGATGCAGGTGCATCACCTGGGGGTAGCGGCGGCAGGCCTTCCTCTTCGCGGATCTCGTCCACAGTGGTCGCCCCCATGTCGAGGTACTGCTTGTACACCTGCGCCCGGGTCAGCGGGTCCGCCCTCATGTAGTCGTCGAGGTCGAACACGACCTTGTAGCCGCGCTTCGTCACGTCCGGCATCGAGAGCCGGTCGGTGATGGCGCGCATGTACGGGGACAAGGTGTCGTTGATACGGTCGCGGCGGCGGTCGACCGCGTTCGCGTACGTCCGCGAGGTCGTCGAGATCCCCAACTCCTCGGGGTCCACGCCCAGCGCGTTCGCGATGTCCAGGCCCGCCTGCTTCTGCAACTCGACCAGCTGGAGGTCGGCCGGCGACGGCGCGTCAACCGTGTTGTATTTCAGCGCGGCCGGAACGTAGGCGGTGCCTCGCTTCTTACGCTGTGCCGACCACTTCGCCAACTCCACCTTGACGTCGTCGTCGTCGATCGGGTCAGCACCCTCGGCCGGAGTGAAATAGTCCATGGGCCGCGGGTCGTCGGCGTACATGCGGGCGGCCTGGTCGAGCAGGATGGCCCGCTTGATGGCCCGGCCCCCGACCTTCAGCAGCGCCGGGTTCGGGGAGTCGAAGCGGATGATCTCCTTGCCCGACACCGGTTTCCCGTCGACCCACACCACGCCGTCGCGCGGGTCCATGCCGCTCGGCAGCGGCGACACCGGCCGGTCCTTCGGCGGGTCCGTGGTCACGGTGGCCACGTCCAGGTGTTGCACCGAGACGGGGAAGCCGTCCCAGCCGAACGCGAGGATCTGCCACCACGCCACCGACTCGAACAGCAGGTCCTCGAGCGTCTGCGCCAGCGTGACCACGTTCGCGACGTTGGGGTCCAGCTGGTCGAGCAGCGGGTTCGGGACCACGCGCCGGTCCGGGCCGCGCTGGATCAGCGGCAGCGTGGCGATCGAGCAGATCCGGTTGCGACCGCGCTGGACCGCCGGGACCGACAGCGCCTCGGTGCGCCCGACCCGTGGCGCGGTGCCGTGCCCCAGCATCTCGGAGATAACCGCGTCGATCGGGCGGGGCGCCGTGTCGAACGTGGCCGTGGGGACGTGCTGCAGGGTGAAGAACTCACCGACCCTGCGCCAAAACCCCATGGCGCAATCATGGCACGTCGTGCCACTTGGCAGGCCATGACACTTGACACGGCGTGCCGGATTTTGCTAGTCGGCCACGACCAGCCGCGGCTTGCCCACCGGCGGCGGCAGCGTCCGCGCCAGGAACACCGCGCCGGCAAGCGCGTAGGCCGCGTCGCAGTGACCCTCGCCCTTGCGGGAGAAGACCCACGCGTCGCCCCGCTTCAGACGCTCCGCACCGCCGATGTGGGCGTCGAGCAACGGGTCTCCGGAGTGCGCCACCCGGCCGGCGGTGACCTCCTTCGCGAGGCCCATGCACACGGCCGTCACCTCGCCGCGGATCTCCTCGACGGTGACACCGGCCGGCGGCCAGCCCGGCCGGGCCTTCAGGTCGGCCGCCAGCGACGCGGCCGGGCCCGCGGGCAGCCACCCCAGCACCTGCGGCCGAACGCGCGCCAGCAGCCGCGGTAGGTCGCGGCGTAGCCGGTCCGCGCAGGCCGGCCCGTCCCACGCGTCGACCACCTCGACGCGGACCCGGTCGTCGGCCAGAACGGCGGCGGCGGCCAGCGTCGCGTGTTGCTGGTCCGGCGCCACGTCCAAGCACAACGCGACTCGCGACCGCGCGGCCGACAGGTCCCCCGGGTCCAGGCAGCGACCCCACGCGCCCGGGTCCACGGCCGGGTCCAGCACCTTGACCCGGATACACATCACCTCGGTTTTGAACTCGGTCAATGCCTCGCCACCAGCGTCGACCGCCCGGCGCGCGTCGGCGAGCAGATCGCGCGACCTCTGCCCGCGCCGGTTCATGTTCGGGTTGGCCTGCGCCAGCGCGTCGATGTCCGTCGGATCGGCGATCCGTTCGGCGGACCACTCCGCCAGGAACAGGTCCGTGTCCGGGTCGTCGACCGCCACCTCGGTACCGTCCGGCAGTTCGCGCACGGCGGCGGCCCGAAGGTCGTTCAGGACGACGCTTCTGTCGCTGCCGGCGTTGCTCAACAGCCAGGCGTGGGCGCCATCGATCGCGCCCATGGTGCGCACGAGGGCACCCCAGGCGGCGTAGTCGTAGTGGTGTCTCAGCTCGTCGAGGAAGAGGCGTTCGACGCTCAGCGAGCGGCCGCCCTCCTCGTTGGACGCGTCGATGGCGTACCGCGAGTCCCACGGCTTCCCGTCGGCGTCGAATTTGGGCGTCCACAGCTCGACCTCGCCGTTCGTCTCGCGGTACCAGCGGCGGTCGCACAGCCCGTCGAGGCCCGACGTCTCGATCAGCTTGCGGGACTTGGCCCACATTTTCTTAGCCATGTTGACCTTGGTGGATGTGCCGAGGACCTGCCCGACCTTCTCGACGAACAACCAGTACGGGACCAGCGAGACCGGAATCTCGGTCTTGCCGTTCTGCCGGGACGCCAGGATCAGCCGGTACCGGAACCGCTGTGACCCGTCGGGCAGCAGCTCCCCAGCGTGGAGCACGCTCCATCGCTGCCACTCGTCGTACGGGTGGCGCAGGATGTTCCGGGCGAAGTCGACCTGGTCGAACCCGACGCTGGTATCCGGCGACAACGCGCACCCGCACCCGCACGGGCCCGGCGGCCCGACCACCAGCGGCGGCGTGAACAGCCTAGGGAGCACGCTTCCGAGCACGGCGGGCTGTGAACTCGTCGAGCGCGGCGGCGACAGGACCGACACCGGGGCTACCTCCCTTCACGCCTCGACCGGCCGGGGTCATGCCCAACGCGCTCAGGATGGCGAGCAACTTCGGGCCGAGGTCGGCCAGCACCTCGGCGTCGGCGAACGTGTCCAACTCCTCGGCGTACCGCTTCGCCAGCCGTACCGCGGCGGCATCGCGAGGAAGCAACGGGGCGTCCTTGAGCGCAGCCGTTACGGCGCGTTCCATCGGGCCGGCGGTAGACATCATCAGGTCCTATCTGTCCGGATATGGCGCGATGTGGGGGCTATGCGGGGAGAGGGAAGGAACAGGTACGGCGGGTGTCCATAGGGGGGCAGATGGGGAAAACCAGACACATGGTGTACCCATTTTCGACGGCCTGTCTTTTTGCGTATCGATCACCATCGTGTCCTCGGTCGTGGTGGTGGGTCGGGTGTCTTCGATGGGTCACCGGT